AATATGCTTGGCCGTTCCAGACGATATCGCCGTTGTTGTCTGCATTGACGCCAGCGTGAAAATAGTACGTTTCATTGACACCATGCAGGGCAACGTTCAGTTCAAGCTGAAACAGCTCGATGATCGCGCTGGGTGCAATGTTCTGTAGTTCAGAGATTGGGTAGACCCAATCATCTCCAACGGCATAACCGACTACCCAATAGCCTGGCTGAACGTAGAGGTCTTGGAGTGCCATTATTGCTGCCTCATTATGCCCACTCAAACGAAACGGCAAGTCCCCGAACAATCGGATCTGCTGCCGCGTCGCCGCCTTCCATTGCAACGCGGAAATAAATGTCGGTCCCTACGGCGCCTGACGGCAGTGTGATCCAGTTGGTTGCCTTCGTTCCGGTAGAGGACAGCGAAATCACATCACTACCGCTGCCACTGCCGATTGTTACCCAACTCGATGTATCAGTGCTGTACTGAAGAAAAATAATCGGCGTATTGACACTGGCTGAAAGGGTTGAAACATAACAGTTCAATCGAATCCTGTTGAACCGATCTGTTGTTGTCAACTCAAACCATGAATAAGCAGTACCGCCGAAATCAGACAGTGCTAGCGCTTGGTTCGTCAGCGTGGTTGAGCCTGCAATAAAAACAGTCTGAGCCGCGTTGTTTAGATTTGTGAAGTTGGCATCCACCTCGTTGTGGGTGAGTGCGCTGCCTTTGCCGGCACGGGTGACGATGGTGGCCATTAGGTAATCCTCTTAGAAAGTAGTTTAGGGCTCAAACACCTGTCGGAACGTGGCCCGGATAACAGCGCGAAATGGCTCGTCGATTGATTTTTGCCATTCGCTGCAGATCCATCTGTAGCTAGTGCTGGTGTCCGGTGGCGTCCAGTCGAAGGATTCGACACCAGCGCGGGCTTCGAGGAACGCTTCAATCACGTCCGATACTTCCTCGGTTACGTTCCACTCCAGCGTCCATTCCTTGGGGTCTTGGTTGAGGCCAAACCGTACGCGCTGTTCGTAACCGTCACCGAATTTGGTGGAACGTACGGTAGGTGCGCTGCTTTTGCTGGCACCAACGCGGGGTTTGTAGTCGGGGAAGGTAGCCATTAGCGTGCGAGGAGGCCGCCTGGGCGTTTCTGCTTAATCAGTTCCGACTGTACTGCAGCACTGATGACCCGACCAAGTTGGTTGGCGCCTTGCTCGTTGCCTTCCACGCTGCTGCCCTTGGCGTCTACGTTGACGACCACGTTCGTGGTGCCGCCACCCATCTTGTCGTTGGGGACGATGGTGCCGCTGCGGCCTGGCACGAACAACTCGGGGCCACGCTCGCCCACCATGTAAGAGCTGCCTGAATTGACGGATCCTCCTGAAGCCCTGAAACCACCGAAGGCCGCGCCAGGGTTAAAGGACACGGAACTTGCGGATCCAAAAGCACCAGAAAAGTTACCTACGCCTTGAGGGAAAACAGTGCTACCGCCTGGAAGCAAGCTCTGCGCCAAGCCGATAATCTGCAGTTTTATCCATTCAGATATCAGCTGTGCCACCATGTCGGCAAATGAATCAGCAACAGAACTGAAGAAACCGGCTAAAGCCTCGCGTGCCGACAAACTGCCGTCGATAACACCCTTAAACGAATTACCGAAAGCCTGTCCAATAGTGTCAGCAGCACTGATAACTTGATTTTCAACTTTCAGTAATTCGTCTAGTTGAAGTTTAACCGCGTCGTACTCTTCACCCAAAGTGCCCTCAGTCAACCCGGGCATCAGATTTAGGTCTGTTCTAAATGTACCGGTAGCGCCAGTGCCCCCAAATGCGGCAGCACGGGATTCTCGCGCTAGGCGTGCAATAGCATCTGTGATGCCGTAGCGTTCTTTGAATATACGATTAAGGTCTTCTTCGTATTTAATTTGATCTTCAGTTCTATCCAGTTCCAGTAGTTGAAGGCGTAGCGTGTACTCGGCACGTCCAATTTTGCCGGCCTCAAAGTTTTTCTGGACAACAGCCTGCTTGCTACCAATATCCAGTAAACGGATACTGGACTGTATCTGTGCTTCTAGCTGATCGTTCTGGTCAGCACGTGCCTCAACTAAACTTTTTTCTAGGCCTATCGTTTCGGTACGAATTCGAATCTCTTCCTGAAGTTGCTTGAGTAAAGCGTCCAGACGTTGCTTTTCTTCAGCAGCGCGTTGGGCATCTCGGGCGGCTTTATCCGCTGCTGACTTACCACCACCACCGCCACCGGACGGCGGTAGTTGACCCGGAATAGTTATTTTTTGAAGAGGTGGGCGTGCTTCGGAAGAATCAGGACCGAGCTTGGTACCCGTAAGACGTCTGTATATGTCTTTTTCTTGTGCAGTTCTAAAAGCCTGCACTTCTTTATCGAAAGGATTTGCAGCACGTGCCCCAAATTTATTGCGGGTAAGTGTTTGGGCTCCTGCTGATGCTTGGATATTAGCTTGAGCCTGTTTTCCGCCAGCAAGTAAATCGTTTATACGACTAATGCCGCGTGCAGCGGCATCTACAATACTAGCCAAACGATTACTTAACCAATCTAAGGGCCCTTGCAGAGAACTTACAATAATTCCTCCCAGTCTTGATAAAGCTGTACCTACATTGTTGGTGGCTGCAACTAAATTATCAAAACCTGTTTTAGTTTTTTCAGTAGTGCTTACACCTTTATTGCCTAGGTCTACAAGTGTGTCTGAAAGGTCTTGAACAGAAATTTTACCGTCTTTAGCCATCTGCAGTAATTCACTGCGGCTAACTTTGTACTTGTCAGCAAGGGCTTGCTGAATAGGGATACCTTGATTTGTAAGTTGATTAAGAGTAGCTTGTGTTACTTTACCTGCTTCAATAGCCGATGTGTATGCGTTAGTAGTTTTATCTATTTCACCGCCATATTTTTCAGTTAACGTACTTACAAGCCTGATGGCATTTGCTTGATCTTCGATCTCAAGACTTAAACCACGGATATTTTGAACGGATGCCTGGAATTTATCAAACTCGCCTCCGGCTTGTTTGAAAGCTGTTTCGAGAGTTTTTGTTTGCTGCGCGGAGAAGCCAATATCTTCTCCTAGTTTTTTCACGACATTGCCCTTGGAAGCGATGTCGCCTATAAGGGTGCCGAGCAAAGAACCGGCGAAACTGCCGCCAGGACCGAATAAACCACCGATCAAACCACCGGCAGCACCGCCGGCTGCTGCTCCGGCACCTTGACCGAACAACAGAGGGAACGCACCGCCGATAATGGAGCCGCTGATTGCGCCACCTAAACGACCTCCACCACCGCCGCGCTTAGCGCCTTTTTGCGGCGGTACAGCAGGACCTTGAACGCCGAAACCGGCATTCTGTATTTTATTTCTGCGTGCAGTTTCCTCGGCCAAACGTTGCCGTGCAGCACTACTTGCTGCAGCTTCAGATACACGTATTTGTTGTGTGATTGCTAGCTGGCGTGCTTTTGCCGCGTTTAACTGATCTTGGTTTCTTACGGCATCTGCAATAGCTACAGTAGAGTTAAGTTCCAGTCTTTGAAGGTTAGCGGCGAGTCCCACTAAGGCTTGCTTAGTGGTAGCCATTCTTTGCAGAATTCCCTGCTTTTTATCTGCTATTTATAGTGCGCGTTGCTCTACTTTAGTAAGGGAAAAAGCAACAGGAAAACCCATTGCGCCGGGACCTGCTAGCGGTCCCTGTGTAGCCGCAGCGGATTTGCCGGCTAAAAATTGTTGCCTTTGGGCCTGTTGCAGGCTAACTGTTTCAACATCTTTTTTCCCTTGTTCGAGTGCTGCTCTATTTAACTTTTGCTGTAATTCTAGTTTTTCGTTTAATACCGCAGCACTTTTTTGTTCTAGGCGCAGAAGACCTGCTTGAAGTTCTACTTCGTCTTTTTTAGCTTGTAATATTCGGTTAATTTTTTCTGCTACAGGAGACTTTTGACCTACAAGTGATCCGACCGAAGAGGCAGGGCCAGGTCCAATGGGTCCGCCGTACTGCGTAGTTTCTCGGATGCCCGCAGAACCTAAACGTTGACGACGTTCTTGTTCTGTAATACTTTTAACTAGCGCTAACCTTTCCTCAAGACCTTGGGTAAGTTGTCTATTTGCGGCTACAAAATTACGGGCCGCTAAAGTAGCTTCATCTGTTCCTAACGCAACTTTGTTAAAAGCTGCAGCGGTATCTGCTACGGATTTATTTAAGTTATTGATACTACGTACAGTGCCACCTCCGCCGATATTTTGAAGATAATTATTTAGTCCGTCTACCAACTTGGAAGTGGCGCGTACTTGATCCTGCAGGCGCTTTAGTTCCTGTGCGCCCTTTACGGCAATCTCAATATCGGCTCTATAGGCCACGTTGCCTGCCGCAGTCGTGTAACCCAGTCTACATAATGAAAAGCCGCTGGGGTTAGCGGCGGCGTTTTTTGGTAGAATTTGGGTGCTCCAGCGGGTTGGCGCCCCTGGAGCATGGACAAACCTGTACTAGAGGTCATCGTGGCAAAGCCTAAGCCATTGCCGAGTGTTTCGGATCTGCTTGCAGAATTTTCGTACGATCCGGTTTCAGGTAACCTGTGGCGTCGTAACGGTAAACTAGCCGGTTCACCAAATACACGTGGGTATCTACGGTGTAACTTTAAGGGCACTGCCTACAAAGTTCACAGACTTATATGGAAATTACAGACAGGAGAAGAACCTGTTTACATAGACCATAGGAACGGTATTGGCGTAGACAATCGGTGGGTAAATTTACGTAACACTACTCTTAAAGGAAATCAGGGTAACAGACGACCCTGTGTCAAAAAGTCAAACAATTTGATAGGTACAGCCAAGGTTAAAAACCGTTGGCTTGCTTTTGGCGCTGATAGCTACTTAGGTAGTTATGCCACAGAAGAGGAGGCTCACGCTAGTTACAAGAAATGGCACCTACAGTATTTCGGTGCCATGTCTATCTACGCCGTTTAGCTTTGTCTACTTCTTTTTGTTGGTCCTCGTTAAGAACCTGAAAGTAGGCACTCCAGAGCAATAACTCTTCTGGTGTTACGGTTTGTTTGAGCTGTGTAAGGCTCATGCTCAGTTCCTTGGCTACACCAAGTTGAAGCATGAGCCAATTATCTTTACGCAGCTCGCCAGCTAGTTTTTTACTTCTACCGGCTCGGAGTCGTCGGTAAGGATTGCCAGCATGAGCGTCTGGAGGTCCTTGTCCTTGACTTCGTTCTTCAGGACGTCGATCTCGCCAGGGGCGAACAGCTTGGCGCCGTTTTCATCCAGTGCCTTGGTAATCAGCAGTTGGAGGGCGAAGGCGTTGGCGTCGTCCGACTTGGCCTGCTTCTGGGCGCGTTCGCGCTCGGCCATGGTCAGCGGGCTGACCCACATCTCGAAGGTGGTGCCGTCAGAAAGCTCCACGTTCTTTTTGCTGGGCTCTAGGTTGGCTGCCTTACGCAGACGGTCAATCGCCCTGACAGGAATCGAGGGAGGCATAAAACCTTGTT